AACTTTATCTTTGCTTGCAATGAAGGTTCTGGCAGGGGCTTCATCGACAGTGATGGTGCCAGCGACCGGGTCAACCGCGGTGATTGTTTGATCTTCCCAGGTATTGTAGATAGTGGAGCAAATGAATCGAGCAGTTCCACCTACTTCAAAATCAGTAGCATCGTCCACGTATACGGTCGTGGTGCTTGTATTGGCGGTAAGGTATGCCTGAACCTCGTAAAGTTCATCGTAAACATACAGTTTACCGATACCGAGAAGGGCAGCCAGAACCGGGCCAGGGTTGGCGAACAGATCGCCGTTACCGAAAGCAGATTTTTCAAGCAACGCCTGGATCTTCGGGTCGATTACAAGCACTTTCAAAAGATTGGCATTCATCATGGCGAAAGCAGGAACGATACCTGCATCCGTGGCGAGAACCTGTTTTGCATCGAAAATATCTTCAACAGGATTCCGGGAAGTGCCATCAACCCAGCTACGAGTTGTGGGGTCAAGAGTTACAAAATGTGTCGAAGGAATACCATAACTGATGGCAAATTTTGCACCACCATTCACGGAGTAGTTGATCGCCCCCTGAAGGATCATCTGGGAAGTCATCCATTCCCGACGCCGCTGGCAACGATATTGAAGTTTTCTTGTTCCACGGGCGAGTTTTCTTTCTGCGGTTTGGAAAGTTGCGGTTGTACCGGGTTCACGAAGGTTATTCAAAAACTCCTCGTCAAAATACATTTTTTCTTTCCAGTAAGCCGCTCTTGCTTCTGCCTGTGCCACCCCGTCAATACCAACTGTCGGAGCAACCGAGCCAGGTGCAACAAACGGTGTCATTCCCCCAGAAGCATATTCAATTTCCCATTTGATCGAATCGCTGGGATATTGCTGGGACGCAAACAGATTTGTGAAAAAATTCCCCGGAATCTTATCAAACTTGGAAATCAGTTTGTTAAGAGTTTCCAAATGTAATGATGGAATACCTTCAAGTCCTTTCATCTGAATTCTACCTCCTTTTCTTTTATTTTACTTATTTGAGTATGATATGTTGCCCATCGGAAACTGCACCGAGGGAAGTTATCGCCGCTGCCGTACAATTGATCAATGAAGTGGTATACAGAATTGCATTGGAAATGACAACCGAAGCCAATGCACCGACTGCATCTTCACCGACACCTGTATCAACATCTTTGTCGAGGATGTATGCAGCAATGGAAAACGGGGTAGAACCAGAAACGACGTACACATAGGCATGTTTTGCTACGGTTGCATTGGTTGCTACATATGCGCCGCAGGTAATATCTGCCATGATGCCGGAAGTTGTGCGGTCGATTGCTGTAATAACACCACAGTCAACCAGACCATCACCAGAAGTGTTCTGATAGTACAATTGGTCCCCGACCACAAATTTGTAGGAATCATTAAGACTCACATAAACGTGACCGGACGAACCATTTGCCACCATTGCAGCAAGTCCGAGTGCTGCATCAGTGTTGAGTGCTGCGACCTGGCTACCATAAACAGGAACGTAAGGAACCAGCAAACCTGCATTCCCTGCCGCCGAAGTGTTCTTGGAAAGAACTGTCCCTGCTTTCAAAACGCCATACCCCGCAGCAAGCGTTTTGTCCTTGATAAGAGCAATGTCCCTCTTGGAGAAAAAGAGCTTCTTGATGCCAGCACCTTCGGGGTTGTTTACAACTTGCGGAATGCTTCCACCTAAACCTTTCATTGTGAAACCTCCTTATTATTTATTTTATTATTCCTTTTCGTCGGCGCCCTGACCACAATATTTGAGCATTCTGCCAACAGCCGCATCCCTTACTTTTTCACCTACTTTTTCTTTTCCGTCGCCTTCAACTATTTTTGTAGAAAAACCGAAACCTGAAACCGTATCTTCTTCATCTTCTTTGGTCCAATCCTTCAGTTCTTCATCAACAGCGGCGCCGAATGCCTGGGTATCAAGTTGCCCTTCCTTAACAAATTGTTCATGATTTACAAGCTTTCTTACTTTGTCATGAAGACGAGGGGCAATTTCAGCGGCAGTAAACTTGGTGTCAAAGATGCCGTTTGCTGTGAATTGAATTTCTTTTTCTTGTCTGAGGGTTTCATTCTTTTCCAGAACAAGAAGCCTTTTACTTGTACCTTGAATCTCTTCGGAAAGTTTCGTATTGGAATCATTCAATTCCCCATTTTTCTCGGTGAGGGCTTTGATTTGTTCCGAATACTTTTTCTCCGCGTCAGAAGAAATACTTGCCACAAGCGCGGCAAATTCTTCCGGACATTCTGCCTTAAACTGTTCGATGTTCATTTTGTTTGTATCCTCCTTTTTTGGAATTTTTGTTTCTTCCTTGAATTTGTGGATTTCTACTGTAATTTCTTCATCATTTTCAGACATTGCCACTGATTTTGTGTTTGGATCGTAACCAAAAGTACAAACTGACGCTTCTTTAAAGATTGTTTTTCTCCAGATAGTTCCTGGTCCTTTGAATGTATATCCGTTAACCTCCACAGATTCCCCGTCTGAAATTTCTTCAATAACCGTAGGAATTCCGTACCAAGATGCTTCGTAAGGAAAACCAGCTTTTGAATTTTGACGGAATGCAAGACTTTCAGGTGTGTCGATAAAGGTAGATTCTGCAACAGTAAGTTTATTTCCTTCTGTACTCATCTTTGTTGCAAAACCAATTTTCTTGGAAGTATAATGATCTTCGAGGACGGGCATTTTCTTTTTTGGAAAAGAGAAGCCTGATATATCAATTACAAGGTCTCCCCAATACCAATGATTTTTTATAATTCCACCAGAATAACAAACCATGTCAAGCGTTTCTTCGGTGGAACCATCACTGGCTTTTGATACACCAGCAAAACAATGTTCATCATTGAATTGCAAAGCATTTCTTTTCAGAACTTTGGTTTCCGAATTCATGATAGTCTCCTCTTCTATAAAAAATCGCAGTTACTCTACCTAATAACATTAACAACACATAGAAGTCAAGACTTTTTTACCTGTGTTTTACTATTATTTGGTATCCATTATATCTGCGAGTTTTCCCCAGGGACTTAACTCATATGTTCTATGTTTTCCTCTTCTGGGACCAGTAAAATTAGAACTATGTCTAATATCAATATTAGGATATTTAGTCTCAAATAAATCAGACTTAAATTTTTTTAGGTGGGTTTCAAGGTAAGGGGATAAATAACAATGCTCTCCACTAACTGCATATCTGGCAGCTTTTACAATCTCAGGAGGAAATGAACCTGGTTCTCCTAACTTTTTAAGAATTTTCAATCCTGCATTAAGCAAATACAATCTTTCCTCAATTGATTCAATCAGCAATTCTCTATTACAAATCAATTGGGATAGTGCTTTTCGTCCATAACTCCATTTACTATACATCCCATTTAATTCAGGATGATTGCCCATCCATTCAACTAACCAACAATTCTCATTGTAATAAAATGTATCTTCAGTAGGGGGATTCCAAGCAAAATGTTCTTCTGTATATAAAACATCATGTTCTGCTATGGCAATATTCTTTGTTGTAGCAACTTTTAGTCCTTCAAGTTGTTGTTTATAAATATTCATCCAATTTCTTCCAATATCACCAACGCAAATATTTTTACCTAAATTCATTGGTTTTTGAGACACAGAAATTATAGGATTCCTATTTGCAGCAAGTTTCAGATACTCTTGACATTTTTCCGCAATATTTGGATCAAGACTATTATCTGTTATGTAAATTATGGTTTTCATAACTCACATTCCTCCATATCAATTGTTTGATTTGCTAATTTATGATGGCAATCAGATAAATACTTTATTTTTCCATCAGTAACATACAAATGGCACCTTGATTTTTCATCATGACGATTACAAAGCAATGATGGAGTAAATGTTGGTTTATTTACATCCCCATTAAAATTCCAATTAGGAATTGTGTAAGCATGGTGTGTGTCACATCCAGGACACCAAAACCAATACTGACATTTATTTGAGCCATCTTGATAAGGATGAGCACTTACCTTACTCATATAAATATCCTTCCTTCATGAAACAATAATCCGCTTTTTTACCTTTTTCAATTAAATCCTTTAAATCAATTCGTTTTCCTGATAAAAATTGATGTTCAAGAAGGTATAAATCCTGTCTTGAAGTCTTATATCTCATAGGAATAACATGGTTTGCAAGATTGTTTATTACCTTCATATCATTACAGCATATCATATACTTTTTGATAGGAATATGATTTCTCAAAAACACTTCTAATTCAACTGGATTATCGTAAATTCCTTCTTTTATCAAAGGAAGAATATCTCCTATCCTAAATATTGTTGAAGTTACAGACATAGGATAACCCCATGAACGATAACATCCTTTCCATTCCCACACATTAATTCCGTGTTGAAATTCAGGGGCTCCTTTAAGATATGGAGCAAGCCTTATGCTAAAACTCACAATATCCTTACACTTTTTAAATACCTTAAAATGTTCGATAAAATCACCATTATGTGTTATTCTATCAATCATTATATCATCGTCACAAAGGAACATAACATATTCCCCTTTTAAATTGGCAAGTATGTCTTGTTTAAGATTGGTTTCTTTAATAAACTTATGATTTTTGTGCAGATTAAGGATTTTGTCGTAACCATTCTTGAAATCTTCACTATGAGTATAGATGACAACAGCAGTATGGTCAAGACTCCTGAGCAAGGCATCGAGCTGGCAAGCACGGTTTTTTGAGAAGATAATCGTTTTCATTTTGTCACACAGATTTGAAAGTTTGGATACATATCATGGATTATATAATCCCGTCGTGTCCAAACATGCTCAAATCCCTCTCTTTCTAGGATATTTTGTAAATATTCAGGAGTAAACCCCCAAAAATGTGAACGTCCTTCAGAAGCATGATCACAGTATATAAGCCGTAAAGCCCATTCAATCTCCTCATTTGTTTCAGCACTTGTCAATATTTCTGCTTGTTTTCTTCGGTCATCAACATCAATTATTAACAATCCTCCTTTTTTAAGAACTCGTTTCCAGTTCTTTAAAGTCAATAAGAAATCTTCTTTTTTCATATGATCAATAAGGTTAACAGAGAGAATTTCATCCACACTGTTATCCTCAAATGTAAGATTTCTAACATCCATATGTATATCTGTTACATTATTATCTTTATTTTGACGAAAAGGAAACTTATAATAACGATCAATTGTGGTTCTATTATAATCTGCAATTTCAGGATACTCTGATGCAAGTTTTCCTACTATATCAACATTGATATACCTGTCAAGATACACTGTTCCATTTCCAAGATGAAGTTTTAGCATTTAAATTTCCCCATCCAATCACATATGTCACCTAATCCTTCAACATATGTGCAACAACGATCTCCTGGCAATTTATGCCCCATTATTCCCCAAGAATGACAAACAACAAGATTTGGTTTATCAACAGTACAAAACATACTATAAGGATACTCAGATATTCCTAATCGTTTTTCTAAACGACCAGGTTCTCCACATAAATTATCTGGCAATTCTTTTAAAGCAAGCCTTTCTTCCAATGTATTAATCAATGATTCTCTCTTTGCAATACACTGGCTCAATACAGGTCTATCCCGATAAGAAAAAATTCTTTCCCTTAAATGAAGTAACCATCTGTTAGCATTATAAGCAAAATGAAGAGGACGAAACTCAAAATGTTCCTTCTGGTAAAAACAATCATCCTCACACAAAGCAACAAACTCTGTGCAAGCTGCTTTTGCACCAATCAAAACTTGCTTATATATGTTCTTTACAGAATATTCCTTAGGAACAACTATATTTTCCCCCAAAGACATTGCTTCTTGAGTAATACTAATAATAGGTATATTATGTTTCTGTAAATCTGTTATTACAGGAATCATAATATTATCAGGTATCCGATTTGCCGTATAAAAAAGAATGGTCAGATTATTCATATTACACAACCTTTAAAAGCCAGCCACCCTTGGTAAACCCAAAAATAAATCTGGCATCAAAATCAGATAATACAAACTGTTTTGTTCGACGGAGGAACCAATCTCTTGCTTCTCCAGGACCAACAAGTTCACCTTGCCTTCCATAGCAATCCTCGACTACCATGAATTGTCCTTTTGTAACAATTGGTTTATATTTCGTAAGTTCCCATTTCACTTGATGCCTTGTATGTAATCCGTCAATCGAAAGCATTACAGATCCATCACCAACAATTGTTTTAACTTGTTCAATTATTTCATCACTTTTGGAATCACCCTTCAAATAAGTAATTCTCGGATGCTCAACAAGTGGCCCACGAGGGTGAGGATCAATACTGATTACATGACCATTCCCCACCATTTCACAGAAATCTGCCATCATTAATGCAGAAGCACAATAAGCAGTTCCTATTTCAACTATGAAATCAGGCTTCTTTTCCCAAATAGCCATTTGATAAAGCACTATATCTGTTGGCATTTTAATCATCTTAATTCCCCGCCAACGAGGATCTTTTCCAGCAAGATGAATGTTTTTGTAAAAGAATTGTTGAAGTTCTGTCCTTTTTTCTTCAGGTATTGGCGTTCTCATTTTGACTTCCCCTATATTCCATTTGGAGTAATTTGCATCTTCCCACGTAGGAGGCTGAAATTTATTTAATACCCAATCAAACCCTCTTACTTGCTTTTCCCATTTATTATTTAGCCATAAATCCATAGAATGTCTTCTGGCAACAGATACTTCATGACCTGTTATTGTATAAGGGAAGCCAACATCACCACGAAACCAATGAGCAAACCATGTCTTTTTATTAACAATGAGTTTTCCTCCTGAAAGCCATGCTTTAAGAGCCACCTCGATACCTTGCTGTCCCCAGGAACCATGACTCTCATCACAACCTCCCAATTCCCAGAACCGATCTTTATACATAAAGAAGCACGGACCCATACAACCCATGGTTTCATCAATTTCTTCCTCTCTATGATGCCATTTTTTCCATTCATCCCCTTTATAATACAAGGAGCGAAGTTCAGTTTTATCATTCCATCCTATAAACATATAATCTGTTCTTTTATGAAGTTTCGGTAACCATGTCTCATGATCAAGATTATACATTCTAGGAATAACAGTCCAATCATATTCACAATCCGCAGCAAGCTTTACATCAAATCCTTCATCTAAAGCGCAATGGGCATCAAGTTTCATGATATATTTACCTTTTGCTACCCTTGCAGCTTCATTGATAGATTGCCTTTGCCCTCGAGGTTCAGTATGATGGATAATATTAACATTAGGGTGATCTTTAATAGGTGGGTCAGGCCAATAACCATCACAGATTGCTATTACTTCATATTCCCCTCTTGCATTTTTGATTATATCCTCAATTGTTCTCTGCAAATAAACTTCATTCCTTGCTGGAATGATTATCGTTACTCCTTCCACTTGAAACCTCCTTATTCCGGATTATTATGTTGCCAATTATATTTCTTCAATGTTACATTCCCTTGAGAAGAATCCAATAAAACACCTTCAGTATCATACAATTTATATTCCACAACTTTGAATGGTTCCCCCAAAGGTTGACCTGTTACTGTACTATATTTAATAGGTTTAATCCTAGAAAAACGAATTCTTAAAAGTGATCCTGATTTCCATCCGTATGCGTTTATCAACCCCAACTTTATCTGCCTTGTGATTTTATCTTCATCAAAAGCAATCAAAGTTTTACTTATATGGAATTGATTATCTGCCTCGTCAACAGCCTCAAATACCATTGATGTGGGGTACTGAATAGTGATTTCAGCGGCATTTAACAAAGTTGGGGTGGCTTCCCCTTGAATTGCCTTTATTGAGCAATCTATAACCACTTCAGTTTGTTGAAAAGAACTGGCACAAAAAGGGAAAACTATACAAAATATAAGGGCTATCCAAAATATACGAACTTTCATTATGGATTAACTCCTAAGAAACCAATTCCTTGTGTAGTAAGCACATTTGTTTCAACTTCATTCAAAAAGATTTTTACTGGTGCATTAACAGAAGTTGTGCCAACAGTACAAGAATAGTAAACTTCCACTGCCATTGAAGCTGAATAGTTTGCAAACCCTTTAGTACCTAAGGCGAGCGTTCTTGAAAGAGCAGGATCAGGGGTAAATACTTGAATCCCACCAAGTGCTGCACCGGGTATTTTTTTCATCCCCCATACAGTACAATTTGTTCCTGTCGCCGAAGAATACCCACGGAAACTAAATGTGTCTGTTGAGGTTGCAAAACTCGTGGCACAAAACAGAATTACCAAAAAACCTACTAAAAATGCTTTCATCTTAGTACCTCCTGGTTAAAATTTTCTTTCTTTTTACCAAAAATCATCCAATCCGTATTCGTTTTTTCACAAAAAACATGCAAATGATATTGTCCTTGGTGATCCCTATTAAGAACCCCACAATTGAATTTATGTTCCTGAACAATCAACACAAGTTCTTTTGGGCAACTTTCCTCATAAATACAACCTGAACAATTAGATTTATTGGTAGGGGTTTTCATGGAGAGCCCTCATGACCCCCGCAAATGACCACACTTTCAATGCTACAACCGGTGGACCAAAATCAAATGAACAAAAACATACATCAACATCTGGAGATAAACTTCCATAACATCTTGGACAAATCCAACCTTCTCTTGAAACTCTTTCAACCATTACACCTTCTTCTTCTGTCGGGTCCATAATTAATCCTTTTTCACCCTTTTTACTAACGCAGGTTTCTTAACAGTAGCAGCATCCTGATTAGTCCCTTGACCTGGGATTGAGGCTTGATCTACGGACAACATGAGTTCTGGGTAATTTGCTTTTTCTGTTTCTTGTTGCAATCTTAACCGACGATAATTATTGAACCCCATTTTCCTTGCTATTTCAGCATTGGGTATACCAAGTGTTTCAAAAGTCGATCCATGTTTAACGCCAAGCAAAGCCCTTGCAACTCCTTCTGTATCCGATACTTCAGAAGTTGGGAAACTAATTGAAAGGAAATATTCAGGTTTCTTTTTAATATTACGGAAGATAGGCTCTTGATCCTTAAAATCAACAGCTACTTTTTGAGTAAACAAAGAAGGAAAACTTACGACCACAGATTTCAAAAAGAAAAGGTTCCCCCAAAAATCATAACGAAGAAACTTTTCAAAAGCTGAAATTTCATCGGCTATTCTATCTGCCATTGGTCCTCTTGATGCTTTCACAGATGCAAAGGTTCCTTTTGACTGTCCTGAAGTAACATCTTCAGGTTCATTCAAACCTGCTGTTATCATGTGGAATATATCTGTATCTTGTTCCGTAATTGAAGGAAGAGAAGGGTTTTTACATTCCAATTTCATTCCTGGGGGAAGTATGAGAGTTCCTCCTGGTGTTTTCTTTGCCATTAATCCTGTTTTCTTTCTTTCTGCATCAGTCAAAGAAAGCCATGTTCTGAATGCCTTTGGATCTTCTATTGTAACTACCCATAAGTAAGCACCAGCAGATTTTTTATGATCAATTTCATACTTCTTGAGGTTTTCATAATGATTCAGCCATTCAAGAATGGTACGAAGGTAAGAAACATTTCTTTTGGTTATAAATCCTTTATCCCAAGAAATTATAAATCTTTTATAACCACCAACTTTTTTAAATTTTCGATTATTTGATTTACTGGTGTTTGTCAATTCTTCCTGAAAATTTGTTACTTTCTTCGCATCAGCAACTAATTCAGGATAACGAGCAATGAAGATTGAAGGGACAAGGTCTGTTGAGTTGGATACCGATGAATTATTTGTACTTTCTTGTTTTACATAATAAAACAAAGGCATCGTTGATTTTCGAGGATGATAAATAATCCCATCATCACCACCCCCTGTTATATTACTTGGATCTATAAAGTCAATCTCAATAAATCCATCATTATGAACAGTACAACAAAGGAATAATTCTCCTTCAATTATTGATCTGCTTACAAACTTGGGCCAGAAGGTATACAATCTATTTCTTTGATCCAGTTCAATTTCTTCAATTACATCCTGAATATCTGGAATTTCAGAACTTATTTCAAATCCGAATCCTGTTAAACGCCCAGACTTTCCTGATACAGAAGTACCTACTTGAGGATTCTCATTAAATTTTGCCCAACAAGCCTGTTGTAAATCTTCACGTTTAAAAGCTACCCCCAAGGCACCTTTCCCTGTTTCTGTTCCTTCTTCTTCAGCACTTGTTTCAATCGTTTGCCAGGGCATAGTAAAACGTAAGGCAATGGCCGCCAATTCATCATCCTTAAGTTTATCAAGTCCTTCCAGTGCTAATTTTAATGTATCTTTCTTTTCCATTATTTATCCCCAAATCTTTCCTTCATAATTTTATCAATCTCCGAAAGACTCATTATCTTTAAAGGACTGCTTGCTTTTCTCAACTGAACATGGGGCCAATCCTTTGCAGGCCATAAACCACCTGCATCAAGCGATTGGGAAGAAGCTATTTTGGCATATTCAATATACCCATTGATTCCATTGACTAACTTTTTGGTGGACCATTCTGCCCTACCATTTACAGACCACATACAATCACAAGCCTCACCAAACTGGTGCCATGAAAGACCAGGAATTGCTTTTGTAACAAGTGGCCCATTACAAGGTCCCACTGATTCAATACAAAAAGCAAGGAAATCTGCTCCTTGCTCCTTTAAAATTGCTATTTTTGCTTTTATTTCTTGCGAGGTTCTTGACTGTCTCCACAACTTTCCTTGTTCAAAAGGAGTACGAATTCCAAAATAAGGAACCATTATAAATCCTCTATTTTTACATTCATTTATCAGAGTTTCTAATTTGGTTCTGAACTCAGGAACAAGTAAATTTGAGTTAATTGACATGGAATTACTCTCCTTTTCATGGTTTATGTGTCGAAGATAAGCCCATTTTAGTGAAAAGTCAAGACTTTTTATCAAATTTGATGATTTTTGATGATTTTTTGAGAAATTCAGAAATTTTAGATCAAAATTATGCTGAAATTTAAAAATCTTGCACTCAAATTTCATAGGAGAGAGTCAACCAAAGTTGATTTTGTATCTCACTGATACTTTTAGAAATTGGGTTTTACTTTCCTTGTTACATGCTCACTGTTAAGCACCATAGTTCCAAAAAACGGGGAAACATGCCTTTCTTTAAAGTCTGTTGCCCGCAATTCTCTTCCACCATATATCCCCCATGCTTCAGCAAACATATAATCATCCTGAATTCCATACTTTTCCATCTTCTCAGGACTTCCAAACCATCGTTTATCTTCATCATGGAAAAAAATACCCATTTCTTCTATTATTATATCCTCACTTTTACTTCCAAATATAACTGTAGGAGGAGACTTAAATCGACCTGTACTTACTGCACCATGAAATTCAGAAAATGCAGCTTTCTGTTTATCGTATGAAGGATGGATTGCTTCAAATTTGATATTATTATCCTCACACCAAGCAGCCATATCCCATATACCCCAACGTTCACCACATATTGCATCAATTCCTTCATATGCTTCATGAATCTCCAAAATAATAGCCTTCATATCTTCAAGTAAACTTGTTGTTACATGGAAAACACCCAACGTAATATAAATATATTTAGGATCTCCTTTATCTGCAAGCAAAATATTTGATTTACTTCCCATTAATCCTTTTGCAGTAACAGTTATAATTGTTCTAGCTGCGGTTCTATCTTTCTTCAAAGGGTCTGCACGGTCAACACCCACAAGTATTGCCCAATTAGTATCATATATATCTGACAAAGCATCAAGGTCTGACAGTTCGGCAAAATGAGATTGCCCAAATTTATCCCTAAGTTTATATACTTCTTCAACGGTATACATCTTTCCTTGTATTTCCTGCATTTCAGCAAGTTCTTCATGGTAATCAGATGGATGATTTTTCAACATCATATCTTCAATCATTTCCTTTATTTTAACTTTTCTATCAATTAGTTTTATTACTTCACTATGAGGAGACAAGGACCCATTTACCCCAAAATAGTGTATAGCTTCTATCATTGCTTCGGAAAACACCTGTTGAGCATTGCTTCCCCATACATTTAAAAAATATCTTTCAAAGTCTCCAAGAGGAAATTTTGCCCGATAATCATCCAGTTGTTGTTGATCCATATTGGGGTTCCAATAATCTTCAACAAGCCCATGTTTACTACAACGATAGGAAAAGAAAAGGGTTTTTGTTTCCTTCTTCACAAATGACTGATACATTTTATATAATACATGGGATTTTGCAGACACGGTGGAGTCAATCACACCGAGAGCATTAGGAATATTCCTAATGGAACCATCTAAGTGTGTAAAGAATTTTGGATTTTTCATATCGAATATTTCCGAGAAAGTGTACCCTGTTATGTTTGATACTATCCCTGAAAACGATGATATAGGACGGATTACAGATGATACATTACCATCAGGATCCCGCAATCTTATTTCTTTTTCCTGAACATTTCGCTCACCACAAACTTCCAGCAATTCAGGACTATTCTTTATTATATCCCTCATAATGTCGTAATGGACAAATTTCGTTTGTTCCTTACTATTAGCACCAAGCACTATCTGTTGCCTTGGCCAGTTAAAGAATTTCCATAACTGTATAAGACAAGCAAGCAAAGATTTCCCTTCTCCACGCATCCAACAAAAGATGATCAGTCGATAAATAAAACGCCCACTGACCATACGAAGGCATTTCCTTACTTCTTCCTTCTGTTCATCCCAAATGAATCTATAACTTTTCCCTGATCTTGGGTGGAGTTTATCTGACAAATCCTTTATAGGAGTCCAAATTGCAATGTCACTTCCTTCAGGATAAATAGGAATACAAACCTTATCTTCACACCATTTGATAAAGCCTTCAGGCCCGTCTCTATAATCAGAAGGCTCATATATGTGATATGGGGGTAATGAATCAGGATCTAAAGAAGTGTAGATAGGAAAGGGA